CGTCAAATGAGTGTTGATGAAGTTTTAACAGCAGGGCCTGCCTTTCAGGACAAGATTAACCGAGACAGTGACAAGGCTATGCAGGTTGTAGCAATGATTAAAACAAATCAGATACACAGAGATCAGATAAGGTGGTTCAATGGGGCTTGATGAATTATATGACAGATTAGAAGAAATGGTGATGGTATGTCACAGCTTTCCTTCTCCACTGCGTAAACAGAAACTGTCTTTCTGGCCTGAATATGCCAATGATGCTAACCTTGCTTATGGGTACAATCAGACTACAGTGAGTATTAAGCCTACACATGACATGATAGATCGCTGTGATGAAGCACTGTTATGGGTGTTGGATATGCCAGAAGAGGACAGGAAAATTATATGGTTAAGAGGTTCAAAACTATCCTGGAGGAAGATTTCTACATTTTTTTCATGTAATAAAGATACTGCGAAAGCCAAGCACACTCTAGCTTTGGTGAGATTACAGCATCAATTACGTCAAAAGTGAAAGGTTTTTTTATTAGACAAAAAGCCCAGAATTAGACACATAATTAATTAAGATAGAAATAAATTTTTTTTAATATTTCATTAATCCTCAAGAGAAGTTAAAATTACTGTGGTAGCCTAGTAGATTACTCGTCATTCTCCGCTAGGCTACTTTTTTTTATTATGAGAAATGGACAACTGAAACCAGGTATCAACTGGTTAGAAATAGAGAATAGAATACGATCAGGTGAGAAGCCTTATGTTGTATCTAAAGACTTTGATATCAGCAGACAGGCTATTGAGAAGAGAGCAAGGAAGCTTGGATGGATACGTTCTCAGAAAGCTGTAGAAGTAGCCAAGCATAATGCAAAGGTTGCAAAAGGTGAAATAAAGATTGCAACCAAAGACAGTGCAACCTTAATGACAAAACGTAACCATGTGCAGAGATTTGCGAAGGATACTCCAGAGACAAAGGATGCTATCTTAGAGTTACTCAAGGAAGGCAACCCAAGAATGATAGCGGCTCAATGTGCAGGAGTTTCGTTAGATAGCCTGAATAGATGGGTGAGTGCTGATGATAATTTTGCTTTGTTGGTACGCCAAGCCGAAAGCGAGGCGGCACGTTTTAGGCTGCAAAATATCAAAAAAGCAGGAGATCGTGGCGATTGGAAAGCTGATAGTTGGGTGCTAGAACGTACACATAAACAAATATTTGGTAATGAAAACAATAAGTTAGGCGCAATGAACTTACAGATAAACATAATGAGGGATACAAGTACAGAACCTGTGACCATTGACTCTGTAACCATTGATAATCCTGAGGTTTCTGAAAGTTAGTCACCACATAGTCACCACATAGCCCCATGCCAAGCCCCACAGGGTCGGTGCTGTCGTGACAGCGAACGTGTATATATCACACACACGCACACACAAAATATTAGTTACACAGGTTGCACAATAACAGGTTGCATAAGAGAAGGGTTGCAATGGTACAATTTGATCCACAGATGGTTGCACAGATGTTAATGCAACCAATACAGAGAGCCAGTGAGAATTTAGGTGGTGGCCCTTTTGGGATAGGAGCAGATGCAGGGGGTAGCTATTTTGTTGATCCAGAGGTTGCAGCAAGAACTGGTTATGGT